AAATAACCTTTAGGTACTGTTAAAACTTCTCTAACCTCTTTACCATAAAATACTCCAGGTTTAGGGAGATTTGCAATAGGTTTAGAGTGTTTTAATCTATGTGTTTTTGAAAAGCCCATAGCTTGTGCATAAACTTTACCATTTTTTTCATTTTCTAAATAACTTTTAAATATACCTATCCTATGCTTTATTTTAAAATAACCTTCTAATTCTTTTAAATTAGGATTAACTTCATATAAATCTTTAACAGAGCTGCAAATTCCTCCTCCAAAAGGTAAAGAAACTTGTGGTATATTTTGCTTAGTTTGTTTAGATAACTTAAAAGTAATTGGATTCCAACCTAAAGAGAATAACCATTTCTTTAATTGGTTATCAGAACCAGGATTAGGTTCTTCTCTTATTTCTTCTACACTTGGATTAATATGATTTTCAGTTACATATTCATACCATTTTAAACCATTTGAAGATAATGTACCATCTTTTTTAAAAAGTACTTTAGGTCTAGTTTTAAGAATTTTACCTAATTCTCTAGGCATAATATCAGATAATATTTTCTGCTTTTCAAGAAACATTATAGTAAGGTCATTAAGATGAATATTTACTTTTTCTTTATCTAATACAATTCCAATAGCTTCTTGGTCTCTTAAACAGGTTTGTTTAAAGTTTAAATACCTAATAAAATTAAACATTTCAGTTTCATCAACATAAATTTCTATTAAGTATGGTAACATCTTTAAAAACAATTCTGTATTAATTTCTACATCAATATTACATCTATGTATATAATCTTCTATAGATAATGTTTTCCAATCTGTTATTTTTGGTTTCAGGTTATTGAACATTTTACCATAATAATCTAATCCATGTATTTTGTTATTAGGATTTAAGTAATAAGATAATGATAAAGTGTCTATTACTTCAATATTACTTATGTCTATTCCTATTATCTTTTCAATAACAGGAATATCATAAGTTATAATTTTATGACCAACAAAAACATAATCATTATTAAAATAATTAATTATATCTTGATAATCAGTGTAATAACCTTTTTCTACAACTTTTCCATTAATAACATTAGCATAAGATAATACATGAATTTTAGTAACTTCATCAAGAAGACCATCTGCTTCTATATCAAATATAGAAAATGTTGAGTTTAGGTTCATATCTTATTTCTTTTTAAATTGTCCAAACCAAATATCTGGTTTAGATGATGTTATTAAGTGTTCTTCAAGAGCATACTGTCTTATAATTTCTAATACTTCTTCCTCACTATAACTTCTTTCTTGTTGCCATTTAGAACATTTGTCAATTATAGTATTATACATTTCAAAATCAGAAACTTTTTCTAATTCACTTTTTGCATATCTATTATCAATAACCCATTGTGCAGCTTCTTCAAGTGTTTCTTGTTTAGGTTTTTCTAATCCACCCCAATAAGTCATAGGTCTTCCTTTTTCATCTGTTTGTTTAGGTTCTTCCTCAATCCTTTTACATTCTTTTGTTAAATACCCTAAACATTTATCTGTACATTCACATTCTTGTTTAGGTTCTTCTTTTGGAATGATTATTTTGTAAACTAACTCTGTTGGTGGTTCATCGTTTCCAAACATACCAAAAGTAAATCCACTAGGGATTTCTTCTATTAATTCAACCTTAACATTTTCACAACTTGGATTTTTCACAAACCATTCTAAGAACCCATCATCAATAGCTTGTACACCATTTTCAATAAGTTGAGGGTCTGTTGTTAAGATGATTTTTTTAAGGTTATCTTTATTTGAATTAGCCCATTCTATATCTGTAGGTTTGACTACTTGTTTATGCGCTAAATTAATACACCAATCCCCTTCTTTAATTTCTTCATCAGAAGTGATGTAAATATTGTAGTTTCTAAAACATTCTGTTGGTTCTTTATGACTAAACCAAATATCTCCAAACTCGTGTAGCCTACTTGGTTTATCTGTTGGTATTATGTGTAAATTTTTCATAATTAATTTTTAGTTAAAGATACTAGATTAATATTATTATACATCTTATCATTTTTATAAGAACCTTCAAATACTACTTCTACTTCTACTATTACAGGTTCTGTAATGTTGTCTAATAGTTTCATACTTTTATTTCTAGCTTCTATAAAAAGAATTTGACCATCTACAGTTTCTAATTCAAACAGTTTTTTAATAATAGGAAATTTATTATCTCTTAATATTGTTTCTACACCAGTTATTTGTTGTATTAATCCTGTGAACTTAAATGTTTTTTTCATAATATTTAATAACTTTTTTTATATAATTAATAGTTTTCTTTTTAGTGTTTAATATTGAATTAAAATCCTCTTTTTTCTTATTATACCAAAATTTATTTTCTGTAAACCTAAGATAAATTAAAGACCATATACTTCTTTTTGGTTTATGTTTTAAAAAGAATATTTTATTTAATAAGAAATATTCATTAATACCTATTTTACTCTTTTTATATAACATATTTAAAACTGTTGCTATTTCAGGTAAAAATATACTATTAGTATTTTCTAAATGCTCTTCATAAGCTGTTAAAAAATATTTTAACAATTCTTGAATGTTTCTTTTTCTTTCTTTTTGCTTTGTTTCTTTGTAATTTTTCATACTCTATTTATTTGTTAATATTTATTATTTAGTAGCCAGGACAGGATTCGAACCTGCATTTTTCCTAACTAATTACTAGGATTAGTCTCAGAACACTTAACCAATTCAGACACCTGGCTAAATAAACAAAATAACCTAATCTTTATGGTTTGATTAGTTAGAGATACCACAATATTACTCTATTATTTTGTTTTAAAAAAGAACTCTAGGTAAGTTGTTAATTCAACTTAATTTACAATGTAAATCATAAAGCAGTGACCTAGAGTTAATATTTTAAAAAACACAGCCATTGAGATTGGTATAATTAGAGTAAAGTTTCTGTTTGGACACCTACGATTCATCAGGGTAGTTATTCCATTCTTCGTATTTTGAAACTACATAACCTTTTCGCTTTACAATTTATAATACTCAACAAAATTAACACTTCTCAATAGTGTTGTAATAATGTAACTAATATTTACCTTTAATATCTGCGTACCTCAGAATTATTACTTGTTTGTTTTTCTCTGTGTTTTAATTTATTAATATTTTATAGCCACTCTGATAAGACTCGAACTTATTTCTTGTTTATTTAATACAATGTTTTACTCCACTTTATTTATTATTAATATTGTACTTCTATTAGTATAAATAAAACTTAAACTACAGAGAGTAATTGCGTAATAGCATATAATATTTACTCCCAATTTTTACGACATTTTTATTGTTGCTCCACACAACTTAAACATAGTATAAAATTACGCAATTATTTATTTATGAACATAAATATGTTTTTGGTAAATCATTAATTATGTAGTGTTCATATAATGCTTCTACATAAGTTCTGTGTCTGTCTAAGTGCATTTTATTATTACGAAGTCTCTCTATTTCATCAGCTTGTACTTGAACAAGTTTTAACCTATTTTTGTACAATTCTTTGCACATATCATTAACAGATATTATATCTTTTTTCTGATTAATATTCTGACACCAATTAGTTTGCTGTTTTTTCATAATAGTTTGTTGTTTTTGTTATTTCTCTACTAATGATTTTAAAAGGATATTCACTGTATTTTATTTCAGTGATTACCCTTTTAGTTTGTATCTCTTTATATTTGTTTGTTGAAAATGCAAATATACCTTTTTTTACAATTATTCTTTTTCTTTTTGACATAATTATTAAATTTTAGCTATTAGATAATTAATCATTATTTGGAAATAAACCAACTATAACTATTATTAACCAAACTAATGCTATTGAAACAGCATAGTAAGGATAATTTGGGTATTCTTTAACACTGTTATTTAGTGTTCCTACAAATATTGTAGCTAATAATGCTATGGTACTTAATACAAATAATCTTTCCCACAATTTTTGTTTATTGATTCGCATAAAACTCTTTTTTTAATTGTTATTAAAATAAATATACACCTAGATTTAATAGTGTAATTGCCATAGCAATTTCTGTTTGATTTTTGTTTGTCTTCATTTTTTACTTATTTAATTGTTACTATTAATTGTAAATAACTACTCAAAATAAATAGTATTATATTGAGTAGTTAATTTTATATTAGTTAAAAGGTTTACCTCCTCCTTCTAACCATAAATCGTAAGGCATCATATCTTCCTCATCTTTTAATGATGTAATACAAACTTCTTCTTTTGTTAATCTAACAGGCTCTAATGTTGCTGTTTTATAGATTATTGTTTTCATTTTTTACTTATTTTAATTTGTTAATAATTTATTTAATTTGAAACTCTACAAGGTTGCAACCCTTGACTTTACACTAGATAATTTTGAAATCTGTTTTATGTAGCTACACACTGTGTTTACCTGCAATTGGATAAAGTTTATATAGTGAGCTGTTACACTCACTATATTTATTTGTTATTACAATGCTCCTTCTGGAATAGACACAAATCCTTGCATTTCAGCTAATATTTCAGCTGAAGCATAGAAGTCTTTAGGCTCTGAAGTACGCATATCTTGGTCTGGCATAACAGTGGCAAAGAATGGTGTTCTTCTGTATTGAGGTTTACCATTAACCAATACAATTTTTCCTTCATTTTCATTACCTTTTGGGTAACGCACTATTTGTCTATTTGCATAGCTGTCTAGTGTTACATCAGATAATTCAGGATTATTAATAGCATATTGCTCTGAATCAGAGATAATAGGCTTATTAGATAATACTTTGTAAATTTGAGCTTCTGGAAATTTAGCTAATTGAGCTTTAACAGATTCAACAGTAGCGTCTTCTGGAACATCTAACCATGCTACTCTTGTTTCTATGCTTTCAAAAGCTTTGTCTTCAATACCTTTGAAATCTTTAATAGCAAATATATTTGAAGATATATTGCTATCTACTCTTTGTGTAGGATAATAAGACAAGGTTTTAATTTCTTGTCTTAATTCTGCTGTTAGAGTATTTTTCTTTTGGTAATCAGCTTTGTAAACTCTTGAAACTGTTACTGGACCTAAAGAAATTTCTTTTCTTACTTCTGTTGCTGCATTTGTTGCTTCTGTGTTCATAATGATTTAATTTAAAATGTTAATAAATGAATTGAATTTAATTGTTATTGTTTTGGACCTATGTATATAGTATCATTTCCTTGATACATTTCTAATATTATTTCAGAGTTTTCACAAGGTAAAGACTCGTCAACATCATTCCATATAAACACCTTGTGTTCATTGGTAATGTTAGTATTAGGTTTTGGTACTATATTATAGTTTTGTAACAATAATGTTGAGAATATTCCTAGTGTAAATGAGGCTAGGATTATGGGTATTAGGTGTTTAAGCATAATATGTTTATTTAAGTTAGTATTATTTTTTGGCTATTATAGTAATAGTGTGTAAATTGACATAAGTAGGATATGAGGTGTTTTTTGGCAGGTTTGTTTAGCCACGTAATCACCTCAGTATCAACTACTTACAAGACACTAAAAAGTAAATCTTCATCAATCTTATATCATTATTTCTAGTGTTTTTAGTATAAAAACAGTATAAAATAGCAATAATCACTGTATATTTATCATAGTTTATTACACTATAACAAAAACAACAGTTATTTATCCCAATATTTGTGGTTGCTTTCCTGGTGGGTATCATATAATAACTAATAAATACCAATTAATATGTATTTAGCAACAGAGATAAAAGTTGTCTCCTCAAAGACATTTTAAGCCTTACTAAAGAGTAAAAAAATAGTATCACGAGGATACTATTAATTTGTTTACAACATTGCGTCAAATGTAGCACCAGAGGCTATTAGAGCTTCTAATTCATTTGCAGGTTTAGTTGTCTTTACTGTATTGCTATTAAGGTAATAGTGTGCAGTACCATCAGAAGCAACAACTCTTTTACAGTTCCATACTTCTCCTGATTTAGGGGAAGTAAAGACCATATCCTTTCCGTTTTTAGTAAGTGTTTTAGTACTTTGAGCTTCTATCTCAAATTGTTTTCCTCCAACACTTACTAATACTTTATAAAGTTCAAAAGTATGAGTAACACTTGTAGCACCTGTACCAACTAAAGAAACGATTTTTGCTTGAAATTCCATAATATTTATATTTAAAGATTTATACTAAACATTTTTGGTTGCTTTCCTTTGGGTTATATATACAACATAGATGTTGTGTTGTGTAGTATAGATACATAGCTCATCACAACAATGACATCACGAAGTGATGACATAGAATAGATGTTATAGTATGAATACAATACAAAGAGTAGCAAGTAGAAGAGCAGAGCTTTTCTTTGAAGCAATTTATTTTCCATTACATTATTATCAGGCTGGAAAATAAAAGCCATTTTAAAAAGGGGTGCGGGTACTTTCCTTTCTGAAAATTGGTGGGGGCTTTAGTGGGGGTGGTTCACAAATCCACTACATATAAAAAATTTTATAGTTTTTAAGTTCAATTTAAAAAAATTTTTAAAGGTTTTTATATTTCTCTAAAGACCACTAAAATTTTACCAAAAAATTTTTTAAAAGAATTTTTAAAGAGATTTGATAAAAGAAACCTTGTCAAAAACTTGAATTTTAAAGTTGACACAAGACCTCAAAAGAAAAAAAAGAACCAAAAAAAAGAAAAAAGTATTTTCTTTCTAATTTAAAAAACAAGTTTTTAAACTATATATAAAAAATAAGGAAGTCGAACCTAATAAAAAAATTATTTATGTTAAAGTTTTGTTAAAGTTTTATAAAAAGGTGTTTTTAAGGTAAAATAGCAACAAAAAACAATATTTGTTTGGTATTAATTATTTTCTTAACTTTGCTTCAAAATATAATGAATATATGGAAATAGTACACACACTAAAACTGAAAAAAGAAGATTACTATATAACACACCTCAGAATAGTTAATGCTTTACTTCCAGCTAAATTAACAGAAAAAGAATTAGAGGTATTATCTAGTTTTATGAGTTTAGATGAAAACGTAACAGAAGAAAATCATTTTAACGTATTAGCTAGAAAAAAAGTTAGGATTAGATTAAACTTATCTCAAGCTGGTTTAAGTAATCATTTAAAAGCTATGATAACTAAAAAATTCCTATTGAAAAATGAAAAGACTAATTTAATCTCTATTCAACCTTTTTTGCTCCCAGAAAAATTTACACAATCCTATAAACTAAAAGTGATAAAAGATGTTAGTAAATAGTAGTGAAGAACTTGTCAAGGAGTTCTATGAATTAAATAGAAACAAGTATCCAGGAATAACCTTAGAAAAAGCTAAAGAGGTATGTTATGGTCCTTTTATTTTTTTAAAAGAAGAAATGGAAAGAGGAGAACTTTGTGAAGTAAGATTTAAGTATCTAGGTTCTTTTAAAGTTTACAAAGGAAGGGCTGAAGCCCTATTAAAAAGTATTGAAGAAAGAGTAGCTCTAAAGAAAATAAGTAGAGCTGATTATTTAAGAGTAAAAGCAATGTTAACTAAATTTTTAAAAGATGAATAAAGTATTTGATTATTTAATTGGAAACTACAGATACATTCTGTTTTATTCCTCCCTTAAATTTCTAATAAGAAAACATATTAGAGAACAAATAGTATATAGGATTAACTCTATGAATATACTATGCTATGCTAAAGGCTCTTGTATTGCCTGTGGCTGCACTACAACAGAATTACAAATGTGTAACAGAACTTGTGATAAAGATTGTTATCCAGCAATGGTTGACAAAAAAACTTGGAACTTATCTTATAATTACTTTGAAAATAGTAATAAAGAAATAGCATTTGAAAGAGATGAAAAATTACTAAAGTTTAATAAGATAAGATGACACACGAATTTAAAACAAAAGTAATAGATTTAGGAACTATACCACCTAGAGTTAAAAAACAAGTTATATTTGAATATATAGGAGAAATGCCTAAAATATATTCATTAACATCTTCCTGTGGCTGTAGTGCTCCTTATAGGGTTGGAAATAATATAGTAGTAGATTATGTACCTGATAACATTCCTATTCATTTACAGCATATAGGATTTTATACAACAGAAAAAACAGTAACAGTATATTTCTCTGCAAACAATATTCAGACATTAATGTTCAAAGCTAAAATAGAAAAGTAACATGTCATTCTTATTTAAAATAGAGGGTAAAAAAGTTTATCCAAATACAGAAACACTATTAGTAAGTCCTTTTAAAGAAATATGGGAAAGAGATAAATCTTTAGATAAGGAGAAAGCTATTCAAGAATTTGCATATATAGAGTTTAGTACTTCTATGTTAAAAAGCAATCCTTATAGAGAATATACTGAAGACAGGAAAGATGAAATACTTAAAAAAGATATTATAAAAAATCCAAAGTATAAACCTGACCCATTAGTAGTACAAGGAATAACTAAATTAAAAGAATTTCAAACAGAAGGTTCTTTAACTTATACTTATTGGTTAGCTAATAAAAGAGCTATTGAAAAGGTTATTACTTTCTTTAATGATTTTGATATTAATGAAAGAAACTTTAAAACAGGTTTGCCTATATATAAACCTAAAGATGTTACTTCTTCTTTAGCTGATGCTGAAAAGTCTTTAAATACAATTAATAACTTAAAAAGTAAAGTAGATGAAGAATTATATGAAAAGAGTAAAAATAAAAGTGATAAAGAAATCTCTGTATTTATGCAATAGTATATGGAAAGTAACGGAAACATATTAGAAGAAATTAGAGGTTCTGATGGAAAATGGTTAGCCACCAATGTATTCAGACCTGCTGCTTTAAGTTTTTTAAATAAAGGATATTACACTGAAGAGCCTTGGGGTTCTCCAGCCTGGTTTGATTTTTGGACTGAAGAAAGAAGAAGATGTTTAGATGGCTATACAGTAGGTAAAGTACATATACCTGGAGAATACTATTTCTATCTTAATTATTGTCCTATTCAGAAATCTGAAAAGACTTCTAATAACACTGGTACTAAAGTAAAAGGTTTTCCTGATTTTTGGGACGGAGATTATAATTACTTTTGGGTTAGAGAAATTGCTAGAAATGGTGTGTTATATAATAATCCATTTATTTCAGAAGAAAGGAAAGAAGAAATATTTAATTTTGAACCTAAAGAAAGAGAAATTGAATTAGTTAAGTTGCTAGATGACATTGGGTTAATGTTTAAAATAGTACCTTCTATAGAGAAGGAAGGAGTTAGAGTAGAAAACCTATTAGGGGGTAAAGATGTTATCGTCCTCAAGAGTAGGAGAAAAGGGTTCAGTTTTAAGAATGCTTCTGTAGGGGTTTGTAATTTCTTCCACAGAAAAACAGCATATACTATGCAAATGGCTTATGATAAGAAGTATTTATTTCCTAAAGGTATATTTAGTATGTCAATGAGTTATATTAACTTTATTAATGAAAATACAGCTTGGAAAGCACCTTCTGATTATGTAAGGAAACAAGACCACATTAGAAATTCATATAAAACATATAAGAATGGAGTAGAAGTGGAATCTGGATATATGTCTGAAATACAAGCTATTACTTTTAAAGATAATCCTCAAGCTGGTGTTGGTAAAGACTGTAGAGATATTATCGGAGAAGAGGTTGGTGCTTGGGGTGTGCCTGGAGGTTTAAAAGAAACTGTAGCTTCTATGTTACCTTCTGTTACAGATGGAGATTTAAGAACTGGTATGCTAACTCTATTTGGTACTTCTAATGATGTTGAAAAAGGTACTGTGGATTTTGCTGATATGTTTGAAAACCCTGAATCATACACGTTTTTACCTTTCTTTGATATTTGGGGAGACAATGATAAGAAAAAAGAAGGTTTCTTTTTCCCTGTTCAGTTAAATCTAATTGGACACTATGATTCTAAAGGTAATTCTAATCTTGAAACTGGGGTACAACATGAAATACTAGAAAGAAAGAAACTTGAAATTGGAGGAGCTACTTCTAGTCAGTTAATGCAAAGAATGAGAGAGTTTCCTATGAACTCTGGAGAAGCTTTGACTTCTATTTCTTATAACAGTTTCCCTGTAGCTGAACTAAAACAACAATTAGATAAAGTAAAAGCTGAAGGTTGGCAGCAAACTAAAGGAACTCCTGTAAAACTTATATATGTAGGTGGACAAATAAGTGCTGTTCCTATTTTAGATAAAAGTGTTGAACCTATTACGAGCTACAAAAACTTACCTTTAGATTTAAAAGGTTGTCCTGTAATCTACGAACAGCCTGTAAATAATCCTCCAAGAGGTTTATATAAAATAGGTTATGACCCTATTGACCAAGAATCAGGTTCTTCTTTAGCTGCTATTATTGTTTATAAGAGTTTTCATGTTGGAACTACATATCATAGTATTATAGTAGCAGAATACGTAGGAAGATATGAAGACCCTGATGATATAGATAGAGTTGCAGAAATGTTTGCTGATTTATATGCAACTACAATTATGCACGAAAATATGGTTACTGGTGTTAAGAATTATTTTAGAAGAATTAAAAGATTAAATTTATTAGCAGTACAACCTGATGCAGTAATTAGTAAAAACGTAAAAAACAGCAAAGTAGCTAGGGTATATGGTTGCCACATGAATATACAACTTAAAGATGCTGGGGAAAGGTATGTAAAGACTTGGTTATTATCTGTTCTTGATTATGATGAACACGGAAATCCTATCAGAGTTGTAGATAGGATATACTCTATTAGATTACTTGAAGAACTAATATCTTATAACAGAACAGGAAACTTCGATTTAGTTTCTTCTTTATTTATGTGTTTATTTCAAGTTCAAGAAGAAGCTATAGGAGTAGAATATACAGAAAAGAAAGAAAATACTAAAGTAAAAATGTTATTGGAAATGATGAAGGAGATGTATGTTAATTAATAACATTTTATTTGTACCTTTGCTATAATTTCATTAAGTATAGAATATGAAAACAATAAATGATATAACTGGACAAAGATTAACGGAGTACCAGAAAAATGCTAATAAAAAAGCTTGGTATAAAACTAATGCAGATAGAATATCTCATAAGCATAATGATACTATTTACTTACAAGGAGATGTATCTGAGTCAAGAAGAATGAAAGTCAATTATGACTTATTTAACAATATACTTAATTTAGAAGAGTTTAACTATGTTTGTAAACCTTATGGAGGAGATGTTGGAGAATTACCAGCTAAGATGACAAACAAAGATATTGTTTCTGGAAAGATTAAAGCCATATTAGGAATGGAAATGAAAAGACCATTTGCTTATAATGCTATAGCAGTTAATCCTGAAGCAACTACAAGAAAAGAACAAGAAGAGTTAAGGCTGCTTAAAGATTCTATTTACTCTTCTATTATGTTGCCTATTAAAGCACAAATAGAAGAACAAAAACTAGCAGAAATGCAAGGTCAAGAACTTACTCCAGACCAGCAAAGAGAAATACAAACACAAGTAGAACAAGAGTTACAATCTAAAACTCCAGAAGAGATTAAGAAGTATATGGCTAGAGAACATAAAGACCCTGTGGAAATTATGTCTCAACAGTTATTAGAATACCTAATTCAAAAATGTGATTTAAAAAGAAAATTTAACTTAGCTTTAAAACACGGTTTACTGTCTGCTAAAGGTATTATGTATGTTGGTATTCTTAATGGAGAGCCTGAAGTGTGGAATGTAAACTCTATGAGGTTTAATGGAGATACTTCCCCTGATATTCAGTTTATAGAAGAAGGAGAATATGCAAGTTGTGAATATCCTATGCAACCTTCAGAAATAGTTAAGTACTTTGGGGATGAACTAACTGAAGAAGAAATGGATAAAATCTATAAAGGTTGGATTGGAGAAAGAGCCAATTTAAGTGAAGAAGATTTATTTCATAAAATAGAAAATCAAGCTAGAGAACATATTAATGATAATGAAACTTTAACTGTAATACACACAGTTTGGAAAGCATTAAGAAAAATTGGTTTCTTAACTTATATTAAAGAAGATAGCCAAGAACCTTTAAAAATGCTAGTTAGTGAGAACTATGAATTAAACCCTGATGCTGGAGACATTTCTTTAGAATGGGAATGGATTCCAGAGGTTTATGAAACTTGGACTATAAAAACAATAGAACCTATATATCTTAAGATGCAACCTATTCCAGGGCAAAATAAAGATATAGATAATTTATACCACTGTCCTTTACCTTACTACGGAGTTATATATGACAATATGAACTCTACACCTACCTCTTTAATGGACAGATTAAAAATGTTTCAATATTTATACAATATTATACACTATAGAATAGAAATATTAGTTGCATCAGATAGGGGTAAAAAAGTATTAATGAATATAAATGCTATACCTGCTTCTGCTGGAATTGATATTAAAAAATGGCAGTATTTCATGGACAGTACTCCTACTATGTGGTATGACCCTAATGAAGAGGGTGTTGGTAGTTATGGAGATGCTAATACTATTGCTAAAGTTATAGATTTATCTATGGCTTCTGTTATAGACCAGTATATGAATTTAGCTGAAGCTATAAGACAACAATGTGGAAGAAGTGTTGGTATTACAGACCAAGTAGAAGGACAAATTGGTCCTAATGATTCTGTTGGAGGCACTAGAACAGCTTTAATACAGTCTTCACATATTCTTGAGCCTTACTTTGAGTTACATAATTATGTTAAAAGAAATGTATTACAAACTCTATTAGAAACAGCTAAAGTTGCTTATGGAGGTAGTGGTCAAAAGAAACTAACTTATGTGTTAGATGATATGTCTCAAAGAATACTAGAATTAGATACTGAGTTATTAGATAATTCTACTGTTGGTGTTTTTGTTAGTAATTCAGCTAAAGCAGAAGAAGCTAAAGAAACTATAAGACAATTAGCCCATGCTGCATTACAATCTCAAAAAATAGAAATGTCTGATGTTATTTCTATTATAAGACAAGAAAGTGTGTCAGAAGCTGAAGAACTATTAAGAATGGCAGAAATGCAAAGAATGGAAAGAGAACAACAACAACAACAATCTCAGCAACAATCTCAAGAAGATATGGCTCAAAAAGAAAGAGAGTTTATCAGAGAGCAACATAAAATGGAAA